TATCAGTAGGCCGCTAAATCTAGTATCTTTCACTAGAACAAACAACTTCCAGATGTGGGTGGATCTATAAATGCTAATTCCCTAATCAGCTATGTTTGTCGCTAATTTTGCTAATTAAAATTGTTTCTATGTTTTGCGTAATAACAAGGAAAATGATTCTACTAAATAAAAAAAAAGTTTGGAAAATCCAAAAGTACACACCTCATAACGCTCATTCATTTTTTAAGAACAAAATGAGTTGTGTAATTGATTAAACAAAAGAATAATAATTAAATAATTTCTTACAGAGAATATTTTATTTTTTTTTTTAATATCGGCGCCCGTTTTTCTTGTTATATGGGCATGCGTTTAAAAAAATCTAGCTCGATCAAGTGGCGCCATAGTTTTCATGTGAGAGAAATAAGAAAAGTTCGTTTGTTTTTGTAAGTGTGTATCGTAATGAATTTTAATACAAATTCAATTAAAAAAAAAAAATATACGTAAACTGGGCTACTGATCTGAAATACGGCACCAGTTCATCGAATTCTTGAACTAATAAAAAAACCCTGGTCTCGAAATATCAATTTGTTTGGGAGTAATTGTTGGTACATTCAAAATGGGGTGACATCAGGACGTCGATGTAAAATTTTTTTCAAAACGTTTTTTTCTTCAAAATAATAACATTAAATGATTTTAGAAAGTATAAGATAGTTTACTTTAAGTGTTTTCTCGGTGTACATCTACTTATATTATTGTACAAGTACAATATGGTTGTGGTAGAGGCATTTGAAGATCGCAAAATTGCTTAACCTTGACGAGTCGGATATAATGCACGACCTCACGCAGTTCGCGCTATGAGCCATGCAAAAACAAGTCCATTATTCATTATTACTTGGAACCTATTTTCATTAGTTGATGTTGATGTTATTGTGTTCGAAATCCAATTAATGGAAAAACATAGCTATAAAGAGCCTAATTACTATATATTACATATGATACTTGATAAAATGGTGACTTTTAACCCATTGTCGTCGATTGGAACGATTAGAATTGTTTGTTCAATTTAAATCGTTTTGAACAATTGCGTCAGATAGCAACCGAATGGATAAGTTTATAATCAGCAGGTCAGAGTTTATTGTTCTGATCAAAGTCCACTGTCACATGATAAATAACTAGCCAATTAGCAAACAATTGACGCAATTCGTCGCTGACCCGAATGACCCGTATAAATCTGTGATAGGAAATAATATTAAAGTGGAGTAATATTAAAGTGGAGTAATATTAAAGTGGAGCCCCAAATCTCCATTCCAGTGCGGGAAGCACTCCAGCATGCGATTCAACGCAAAAGTAGTGGTGGCATTTGCCACAATCATCGGTGCAGAATGTATGTGAAGTTTTAAATTTATTTTATCCTGATAGTTCAAGATTGTGTTGTAATTTTATTTGAAAGCTCTCAAGCTTAGTGTTGCAAAAGTTTGTAGTTTAAGTTTGGGTGTTGTTTCATAAGTCCACGAATAATATTTTGAAGTGAAATATAATTTGAACGTGACTTAACAGGATATTCATCATGTTGTGATTTTTTCTTGAAGGGGTTCGAGCAGCTCCGCGTGTGACAAGATGCACAGAAAAATGTGATGGTCATCAGACCACTGGTCAAGTGACTGGTATTAAACATCATCAACGTCAAAATGAATTTAAAGGCGGAAATATTGTGGGTGCAGAAGTTAACCAATCAGAGAACCAATTTGGCAGAAGTGAAAATGGTAATGAAATAACAGGAGTAGATTTAGTGAAAAGTGAGAATATTTTTGAGGGTGGCAAGAAAGGTGAAAAGATAGAAGGAGCTGTGATCAATCAAAAAGGTAATATCTTTGGTGGTGAGTCGACAGAATGTAAAGCATCTCGTTGTAAGACTAAGAACCTCGTCGGTGATAATAACACATCAGAGGAAGAAGATCATGTTAACGGAGATTCAACCAATGTCTCGTCGGGAGGTTCAGCGCCTTCTAACAAAAATAACGCGGCTGGCGATAATGAAGGAAATGATGTTAACGGAGGTTCGACGAATGTCTCGTCGGGAGATTCAGCGCCTACTACTAACAAAGGCAAGGCTGGCAATAATAAAGAAAACTATGTTAACGGAGCTACAACCAATGTCTCGTCGGAAGATTCAGCGCCTGGTATTAACAACGACAATGATGGCGATAATAAAGAAAACGATGTTAACGAAGATTCAAACAATGTCTCGATGGGAGGTTCAGCGCCTGCTATCAAAAATAACGCGACTGGCGATAATAACGGAGATCATGTTAACGGAGGTTCGACCAGTGTCTCGTCGGGAAATTCAGCGTCTACTACTAACAATAACAAGGATGACGATAAAAAACATCATGATAACGAAAGTTCAATCAATGTCTCGTCGGAAAATTCAGCGCCTACTACTAACAATGACAAGGTTTGCAATAATAACAAAGATCATGTTCACGATGATTCAACCAATGTCCCGTCGAAGGGTTCAGCGCCTGCTACTAACAAAGACAAGGTTTGCATCTATGAAGAAGGTGATGTTAACGAAGGTTCAACCAATGTCCCATCAGAGAGCTCAAATACTGGTCGTAATAATGAAACCGACTCCGATGAACCTAAAGTAGTATCATGTACAAGAGGTGATGTCCATGGATGTTCAACAAACGTTCGACCGGAACCTCCTCACCTAGAAGTTTGTAAACAGGGTCCAATGGGCTTGCCATCTTGTCCTAATAATCAATACCCTGTTTTTAAGTATTATCCCAATGGATATCCAATCTGTGTCTGTATTAACAGTTATAGACAGAATACTCCACCATCATATCCTCCCATGAACGGTGGAGCTTTATACCCATATCAATTCCCTGGTTATATGCCTACAATTTATACTGGTTGTGGCCCGGGAAATCTTCCATCCAATGTTTTCAATAACGGTGTACCCATTAACTTACCAGTTCAACCACTACCTGGTTCTCTCCCTGGAACAAACGGCCCTTACGGATTTGGAATTTCACAATCGAATGGCTTTAACAACGCCGCATCCATTAACTTTTCAGCTCAACCACTACCTGGTTCTTTTACTGGATCAAAAAGCCCTAACGGACTTGGAATTGCACAATCAAATGTCTTAACCGACAGCGTATTCATTGGCTCTTCACCTCTATCACAATCTCGTTCTTTTCCTGGATCATACATCCCTTACGGATCTAGAATTTCACAATCAAATGACTTAATCAACGGCCCACCCACTGACTTTTCAGTTCGACCACTATCTGGTTCTTTTTTTGAATTAAACAACCCTAACGGATTTGGAAATTCACAATCAACGATCCTCAACAACGAGGCAGGCAATGTACAAATAATGCAACAATCTGTTCCGCTTAGTTCATACTACAGTCAATATAGTTCAGACAAAGCATCCAACAGTGACATTTCTCAAAGTGCTCCTCAAAATTCAATGTATCGTACTGTATCTGATGAAAACATTAAGAGCACCGGTGAACCTCAAGCGCGTCAATCGGAACAAAGCGTTGATAGAGCTAACTTTGATGGCACAGCATACTCTATGCAATTTCTACAAATCGATGAAAATGGTGGAGTAGTGAATGCAGCAGTGGTCATTAAAAACAATGATAAGTATGGAAATCTTGCTATCATTGCAAACTCATTTCCGCTTCCAGAACTAGGTCCACAATATAAACCATTAGCTGATAATCAACTGCTTGATAGTTATTCTGAAACAAATCAGATGGAAAAGGAGTAGGAGGTTGTTCCTGTCGTGGAATTCCAATTATCAGATGCTCTCTATGCACATACTGTTTCTCATAAACATTTAATATTGTGAAATTTGTTAACTTTAATAGATTCATTGTTCATAAACATAATAACTCTTGTAAACATTATATTATAGTTTCAATAATAAAAATAAATTACCATAAATTCCAACATACATTTTTATTTCTACCCACATAATTTTAAATCCATCAATAGGTTAGAGCACATCTACCGACAATTGATATTGCAGGAACAATTTGTTTGTCTGCTTTACATACAGATAACTTTAACCGCCCATCACATGCTCTAAAAACCCTTGTGAAATCAAAATGGTTTCATCATTGTATACTTGCTACCAAGCATTCGAATTAGATGCTATTTTTGGCGGAAGTAGGTAAATTTGTGAAAAAAATAACACTACCAATTAAATTCAATTTATTTATTTGCAATGGATCTAGTATATTTCTACCGGACAAGTCCTTCTATCAATCTTGAAATTAAATACAATATTCTAGAGAAGACATTTTTACTGTGCTTAAAGTAGCACTTATTCATGCCTGATTAATCTTTGATAATAATCGATCCTCCTCTATAGTAAGGATTCGGAACGTGTGTAAACGAACGTGCTGTGCCCTCCTTGATTTCTACTTTGTAAAAAGGTGCGTTGGGTAACCGATAATATTCATTCGCGACCCAGATGCCAGCAGTCAGAGGCGCGAATTCATCATCTTCCTGAGGGATTTCACCAATCGTGAGCACTTTTGCGGTACCTCCTTTGATAACTTCTTTGGGGACTTCTGTGGTAACTCCTGTAGAAACGTTATTCTTCACACATTCAATTTGAATTTTGGTTTTCGTATTCCAAAACCAAGCAGAAGCTAATCCATTGTTTCTGCCGTCTGGTAACCCTGTTGAAACAAAAATCAACTATCTAATCCACTTCCATTTTTTTTTATGTATTTCTCAAATAAAAGAAATCATTTATAATTAAAAATATCACTAATACTTACATGAGGTACCCAGGATCGCCAGCAGTAAAACGAGTAAGGTTTTGCTGAACAACATTGCGCCGCAGTGGTTCGATGATAACTGTGTAATATCTTGCCAGTGGTGGCTTTTATAGCATGTCTTTGTAGACCAGTAGTATTCAAATGATGTCAGTTGTTATTTCAAACGTACTTACATTAATACCTATTGTAATCACTTTTCTAAGAAAAACGTTATAGACGAAAACGAAATAGGTGGAAATAGTGGTTATTCCGGTCATAAAACTCCAATTATCAGATGCTCTCTACACACATACTGTTTCTCATAAATCACACAATTGATTTTGCAAGAACAATTTGTTAATCTGACTTACCTCCAGATATCTTTAATCGCCTATCACAAACTCTAAAAATCCTTGTGCAATCAAAATGGTTTCATCATTGTATACTTGCTATCAAGCATTCAAATTAGATGCTATTTTGGGCGGAAGTAGGTAAATTTGTGAAAAAAATAACACTACCAATCAAATTCAATTTATTTATTTACAATGGATTCATTGAATAGAATAAAATATAACAAAAACATGTGCTAACAAAACCTATCAACGTTTGTTCACATGGTAGTTGGCGGACAATCTAACGAAAAACAAGAACTATGAGTTGTAATTATTATAATATTATTATTAAAAATTCAGAGTGCTTAATCAATTAAAGGAAAAAATACATTACATAAAAATACAAATAATTCAACATTAACTGATATCACATTAACTGTTATAAACATACGAGCTGGTAATTCTCTCTGTGTCTGAGCTGCACTTTGAAAACTGTTACAAAATTTAGCCTAACATCAGAATGACCGAGTTACAAACTTCAATGTGATCCACAGATTCGGTAAAATCTGGCGCCAAGTTCCGTTCAAATCCGTTGTCAACGGAGCGCCAGACTACCGACTGTGTTTACTGTAAGCAGAACGGTATTTTGAGGTTGCAAAATTTTATTTAATTCTACGGTACTTTTTTTTCCTAAATTGTGTATTATAACAGTAATTCATACTTTATTTTACTGTTATTAATTAATTATATTCACTTATAACAATTAATCTATACTTGAAATTACTAAATTTAATCAGCACAAACTATAGCAACGCAAAAATTTCGATCCTGACTTTTTTTCGATGGGCAAAGTGATCTGCCACAGACTAAATAATTCGAGAATGCATAGTAATCCTTCATTAGATGGGAAACTACAGTTAAAAAAAGATATTTCACAGCTTGCATCTACACCCGCCAGGGTGCGCTGAAATTATTTTTACATAAACTGTTGTGATGCACCCAGTGCATCCAACAGGTGACGCTACCTGTTATTAGAGCGCTATCTATTATGAGAGCGCGAATTCAAACGAAATATTCAAACTAGTAAATATTAAATGATTAAAATTAGTTAAATTTTATATTCGAAGTAAATATTCCAGTCCTTTATTTAATGCTTTTACTCTTACCAGTTGTAAAATAAACATCTTTTGGTTAACTCTGTTTTATTTACAAAAGAAAATAAAATAAAATAAAAAAAAAACATATTTAGGTACAAAGGTACATTGTAACCGAATTTTCAAAACCCATAAAAGTACTTGAGTAATTCAAGGACTTTCTCGCCAGATGAAACTTAAAACCCTGTGAGGAAAAGTCGTAAAAGACACGTGTGAAATTCAATAGACCCTTGTTCTAAAGTAACAAAGAATAATAAAAAAACATATGTAACTAAACAAAAATAATATTGTTAAATAACATTAACTGTTAAAATCTAACTTTATATAATATTGTAGTTAAGCAAAATTGAGTTAAAATAATTAATAATTAGTATCTTATATTTAATTTATAATTAAATAATAATATCTATTCTTTTATACAGGATAATGATTAAACTGACTTATAATTTTATTAGAAAACTCGATTGTAAAATGATAGAAATAATATTTAATTCAAATTATTAATTATTCAAACTCAAACATTAGTCCAACATATTATAAATAATATAATATTTATACTTTCATGTTATAATTTACTATAATTTTATTGTAATTTAATTTCAAGTTAATTATAAGTTAATTTTATTATAAATAGATTTTAAAAAGGGTTTGTTAAATTAATAAGAATAGTTGGATAAACATAATGACTGTATTGCTAAAAGTATATATAAGTGAAGTCCAACTTTCAGGCCGATAGGCTGAAGTAAATATATATAGATATAGAGAAAATACATGTTAGTGTATAAGGATCATTTATATGTAGTAGAAAATGTATGTATTTATATATTCCTTAGAGTGGATGTATGTGTGGAAGTTATGGTGGGAGAAGAACGGAGTTTGAAGATCTTCGGAAAAACTATGTAACGACATTTCTCATCGAGAGATTAGATTGCTAAGATTACGTCATTGTAAACCTCAATTTTATATTTTGAAGCTTTTAATATTTTGTCAACTCGAATAATAAATTGAAACCAACTAAATAATTTTGATCAAAATTAAATAACGTCTAAATAGAATTCTTTTATTTAAAATTATTCCTTTCCCGCACTGAAACCGAGTATTTTAATACTCCCGGGCGAAAGAACTACAGTAAGTAAAGTTTTATATAAATAAAAATAACATCCACTAGATGGAAGCATAACACTGTAGCTTGAAAGGGATAGTTTGCTATAAAAAATGCAGCCAACGCGAGATTTAAATTGGTACCAATTGTAAATTATTTTTATTAAAATTACAAAAAATACTAAAATCCGAACAAAAACAGTTTCACTGTAAAAAAATCGCGACAAGTCCACGTTCATAAGACTATTAAGAAAAAAAATTAGTTTTTTTCTTTACAAAAAGATATAAAATAAAAAAATTAAAAAATCCAAGTAACCGATATGATTGTTTATGATTTTCGGAAATTAAAAAAAATTTTGTTGTAAATTTAAAAATTAAAAAAACAATTTTGGAACGTACTTGCACAGAAAAAAATAATCTGTGGAAATGACAGATATGGGAATGTTAAATTGACATGGCCAGATTTTATTAGATTTACAAAGAAAAACTGTCAAATTTACAGAAATAATATGTAAAAATAACATAACTATACGATGTCAGATTTACAGATAAAAACTGTCAAATTAACAGTAATAATATGTAAAAAGTTAATTAGAGGAGCCTGGGGCACGACGGCCCTCTCAACGGTTTTTTGACGGTTTTTGCGGCTTTTAACCATCAAATTCGTTTAGTGTCCATCTGTTTCTAATAAATCGGTCGAAATTTTGCAAAAAATCAAAAAAAAAATTTTTTTTTGTGGGGTACGACAGTCTTCTCCCCAAAAACTCATATGAAAAACAATTTGTTTATTTTTTAAGCCAATATCATCAAAATCTAGATATTCTTCCCCAGAAAACATCGTCGAGGGAAAACCACGATTCTTACAAGTCTTGAGTATCGCCGAGAACTCAAAGAAAAAAAATCGAAATGAAGCAAAAAAAGACCTCAGTTAAAAAAAAAAAAAATTAAATTCAAACCAAAAAATTTGAAAATTTAAAAATTTTTAATCATAAAAACCCATTTTATCATATAAATTCACTGGCCACAGAATTTTGCTTATTCTCTTAACAATATAGATGTCTAATAATCATTATTATAGTTATATGTATCTTAATGTTTTTTAATTTCTATGGTTTGCAGATTTGAAAATGATTTTATGTGACCTAATTTTTTTATCTAATTTTTTCAGTTAAAACTTTAATTTTTAGAATATATATTTTTTTGTTTATTATTTACATTTGACGAGATGTAAAATTCTTACTCATAAACAACAATAAGTTCAATTATTGTTTTAACATAAATTTCACTTTTTTTTTTAAAGTGAATTTCGCATTTTTTTAATGTCATTATTACATTGAAAAACTGTAAAATTAACAGTTTTAGATTGACAGTTTCCACAATGTGAAAATAACATTTTTAACTTTGTAAAATTGACAGTTTTGGGTTGACAGCGGTAAATCTGTAAATTTTACAGTTTTTTCTGTAATTTTGACAGAGTCTTTTTTTCCGTGGTGTGCGTCATATTGTGTATTTCAATTTTTTAAAGTCCTAGTAAATAGATTTTACGAATTTAGTTAAAAGTAAAATATTTTGCAACCGCGCACACTAAATACGTTCCAAAATTGTTTTTTTAATTTTTAAATTTACAACAAAATTTTTTTTTAATTTCCGTAAATCATAAACAATCAAAAACAATCATATCGGTTACTAGGATTTTTTAATTTTTTTATTTTATATCTTTTTGTAAAGAAAAAAATTAATTTTTTTTTCTTAATAGTCTTATGAACGTAGACTTGGCGCGATTTTTTTACAGTGAAACTGTTTTTGTTCGGATCTAGTATATTTCTACCAGACAAGTCTGTGTATCAATCTTGAAATTAGACACAATCTTCTAGAGAGGACATCTTAATTCTGCTCACAATCGCACTTATTCGTGCCTGATTAATCTTTGATAATAATCCGTCTTCCTCGATAGTAAGGATTTGGAACGTGTGTAAACGAACGTGCTGTGCCTTCCTTAATTTCTACTTTGTAGAAACGAGCATTGGGTAACCGATAATACTTATCCTCGACCCAAATGCCAACAGTCAGAGGCGCGAATTCATCATCTTTTTGAGGGATGTCATTAATCGTGCAAACTTTTGTGGTATTTCCTTTGGGAACTTCTTTGGAGACTTTTGTGGGATCTTTTTTCTCCACGCATTGATCTGGTCGTTTCACACTGGACCAGCAAGCAGAAGCTAATCCATTGGTTCTGCCGTCGGATACCCCTGTTAAAACAAAAATTAAAAAATTAATTATCTAATCCACTTCCAATTTTTTTTTGTGTACTTTACAAATCGGATAGAAATCAGCGCATTTTCAATTGAAAATATCACTAAAACTTACATGAGGTACCCAGGATGGCCACCAGTAAAACGAGTAAAGTTTTGCTGACCAACATTGTACCACGGTGGTTTGATGGCAACTGTGTAATATCTGGCCAGTGGTGGCTTTTATAGCATAGGTTTGTAGACTAATAGCATCCCGATGATGTCAGTTGACCATTTCAAATGTACTTGCATTAATGTCTACTGTAAATACAAAAATAAAACTCGTACTTTCCCGTGGCCTGGTGACGTAATAGAAGTTATTATTTTTTCCGATTAGTCATTAAAAAACAAACTGATAGTAGACATTATCAGAATGAGACATGTACTCGGAAATTTTTTGTTATCAATCCCATACGCTTGACTATGGTTATTCAGTTTATCAATGGAAAAAAACTGTTTTTGAATTTATTAAAATTTTTTTGCATAAATTATCTTGACTCTATTGTTATAAGAATAATTCTTTCCAATCAAGATATAAATTTTCTCTTTCACACAATTCAGATTATATCCATGATCTGTACAGAGAAGATTATGGTTGTAATCAAATTAATTGTTTGATGATTTGTCATCAATTGGCGTACTCTACTAGTTTATTCGTACTTTGTAACTAAGAAAACTATCGCATAGAACAGCCATCAACTTCAAATGAAATGAAAGAAATTAAGAATTGGTAGCTGCTTGAAATTGAAAGACCACTATCTAGAAATCATCTGGCGTCTTTCCAATGATTTCTAGACGAAAACAATCTAAAAATAGTGACTGTTCTTCACTTAATAATGCAGAATGATGCTTGTACACTGTTTAGGATTTTCCTATCATAAATGTCGTCTTAGTTGTGATCAGACACTGAACGCATGATGTTCCGTAAAGCCGGTCTTCCTACTCCACGTAAGTTATCATAAATTTAATATGGAATTAATCTAATCGTCGTATTTTTATTACTGAATTTGAGTGCAGAGTAGCACTTCAATTTTCAAATTCTTACTTCAACAGGAGCACCAGAAGGTAGAAGCAATACCAGTAACCAGTCTTTGGTTGTCAATCGTCAAAGAGATCGATACCCTAATGAAGCTGTTTTAAGCTTCGATGTCACTTTTCTGAAACTTGGGAATAACTCGCTGCTTATTACTGGAATCTAGACCGGAGAAACATGTCATCGCTTACCTATCGTATCTTCATACAGAATATAATTGAGGAAGGGCTCAGAATCATCGAGTATATTCATACCGAATCCATTCTATCCAAGAACATTAGTATGTTAATATCATAATCAAAACTATGTAGCACAATAAAGATATAATTTTTGGAATAGTGAGTTTTATTTCAAGATTGACAAAAGGATTTCCAGGAAACGTCTATTAGATAATTTAAACTCAAGTGGATAAGTCAGCCAATCTGGTGTAAAGCTACAAGCTGTGACAGCTCTTAAAACACAGCTAAGAACCAAAAAGAATTACCAGCTTGCATTTGTACAACAGTAAGGTATAATAATAATAACAACAACCCATGGTTCTGGTTTTCCCTTAGATTGTACGCTAATTGCGCTATAAATAGGTATGACATATCAAGTCGATTACTTCAATACCCAGAAGCGTCTATCAAAAGACCATTTAATTCAACCGATGTTAATGATCCAATTGATAAAATTTTTTTTTGTTCTATTTGATAAATTATTATGATTATTATTGTGCACGTTAATAGAAACTCATTATCGGTAGATTCCGTTTTTAATGAGATTTCGATAATGACTGCAATGAAGATTCTTTTTTTTTTCAGTGTGCATGAACTATGCTAATTAGTAATTAATATAATTGGAAATATTAGGTGCAATATTTTGTCATACTATTAAACTTTCCAAGGAATCACTAGATGCATACATCGATTATATTTTATAATGCAGTTTACTTTAGGAAGCTGATGGTATGAGTAAAACAATAGGAAAATTTTTAAAAATTGATAGTTAAAAAAATTTGAGAAACGGTTTACCCTGCAGACTATACCTAGAACTTTTCGCTAAATCTAAGTGCAAAACGCTTAATATATTTCTTGCCATATAATTTTGATCTTAAAAATATTTTTTTGAGTTCAAAAAACAGTTTTTTTTTTTTTTTTTCATTTTGAATGTCATGTGTTTCACAGCATTCGATACAGTTTTTAGGCGCAAAAAGATAAGATTCTACTTTAAAAACGATGTTGCGCAAAATTCCGACGTTATATATAAACAACCCTTATTAGAATTTTTTCAACGTATCCGTTGAACAAATTTAAAAATTTTGATCTTGAGATAAAGCTCTTTCGAATGCTGCAAGTTTTATTTTGATCGGTCAAGTCGGTCAAAAGTTATAAGAAGTTAACATGAATACATATCTAGCGACATCTGTATTAAAATAATTAGAACTACTTCTTAAGACCTCAAAACGTGATTTGCATGGAAAAAAAGTGATTCTAGATTTGTATCTACATGTGGTTCTAAATTTGTATCTTATGTATTATATCTATATACTTATTATACAAACACAGCATGTACTATACCACTGAACCTTAAATAGCACCACGGTGATACAAAATTAGAATCATATTTTTTTCCGCGTGATAAGAACTTGATTATCAAAAAATTGAAAGAAAGACAATTGAATACATCTATTGTATAGTCTAGGAACTCTGTACAATTATTGAAAATAGAACACTTAAATTGAGTTAGGATCCAGAACTTATTGAATAAAACATAATAACAACATTGAAATTACAATTGCTTTTGGTATGCCTTTCAGCGTGAAAGTGGTGCATCATACAAATCCACAATCTGTCGAACAATAGGTGCATTAGGGTTACGTCGGTTCTTCAATCCGTTCAGCAAGTGTCTGAGGCCGCTTCCAGATGGCAACTTATTGCGGTGAATACCTCCAAAATTGTTTCCTGTTTCAATTACGTTCATTGGTAACGTGACAAACTTCTTTATGGCTCCTGATCCCTTACCGGGAACAATCTGAATCATTGGCGACTTCCTATGACTCCAATACATTCCTCTAATTATTTCTTTGTTCTCCATGATGTTCCTTCCCGTAATATGGTGGACTTGGAAATTACCGTCATATACGTTCCGAGATTTCATAATGTTAGGTCCATAAATTTCATGAATTTGATGTTGGCCGATATATACATTATCAATCATCTTAACTTCATACGCACTTATACGATGGTCTTGCTCGGATCCGAAGAATCCATTGTGCTCTATTGTGACATTATCGGCAAGAATTTCGAAATTACTTTCGGAACTCCAAAATAAATTGTTTTTCAGCAAAACTTCTGGAGCTCTTAACCTACACGGGCGTTCTATGGCCCTAAACTCGGTGTCAATTAACTCAATCTTGTTCCCAGTCAAGCTGGAGCAATTTAGCATCAGCACAATTTTATGGTTCTGAGGAAACTGTTCGGTTGACGGGGGGACCCATTGTATATTATTAACCGGCTCTGTATTAACCGGCTCTGTATTAACCGGCTCTGTATTAACCGGCTCTATATTAACCGGCTCTGCATTATTAACCGACTCGGTAACTTTACCCACTAAAAAAAAAACAAAACAGGTAAATCAAAACTAACATAATTCAATTAGTAATTTCATGGTAAAGATAGCCATTGAAATCATTTAAATAAAAAAATTAATTAATATTTGTAGAGCGTATACAAAACACAATTAGTACTTACATGAGGTTGCAATGAGCGCAGCGAGCACAAAACCTACTTTGCCGAACATCTTGTCGAAGCTGCTGAGATTCAACTGTGAAGTTCCTAATTCTGGTTCGGCTTTTATTCGCTCAGTGTACAGCTACGTCAATTTATCAGTAACCGTCAAACTTTATAATTTTTATTATTGAATTGATAATGGGTGACTGTTTGAAGTAGGTAATTTCGATCACATGACTAGGCTACGTGAGTTGGATCCCTACCAACTAATGTGGTCAAAATGGTCATATTACGTCAAACCACTGAATCATTCTAGTTCAAATCAGTTATTTCTAACTCCCTGTTGTTTTGTGTTGTAGGCATCGAAGATATAAAGAGGCGATGAGTAAGCTTGTTTGTTACAATAAATCGTACGATGGAAAATTCCTCTCCGATTCTGGCATAGGGTATCAACATCGTCCAAAGTCACGCTGTATGTAAGCGGCTGTTATGAGTAATGGGATGACAATCTCGTACTCAGCACGTGAATCTGGATTGCTACTCAGTACATGGGTACCGAATGAACTTCTAGAAAATCCATTTACATCCCAGAATTTACTGGATTATTGTCTCCTATCAAATTGATGCGCTCTCAAAAACAGTTTGTACCTGCTACGATTCAAAAGTTCACCACCCAGCAATCCTATGGCATCTCTTAAAGGTTTCGAAGGATCTCATCCACAGATCTAGACTTTGATTATCAAAAAAGGTTCTCTCCCGGATTCAGTGGAATCCGAGTTATGTGTAGACATTGCTATTTTTAGCGGAGCACCGTACGTTCCACAATACTAATGCGTTGAACACCGTTCACCTGGAACACCCGGATGCTAGGGGTTCTTAGTACTATGTCAAGATAATATTTTTTCATGAGGTTTTAGGGTGTGATTTTTAGTAGTATATTAATTCTTGGTAAAGAGTGAATTTTTTATGATCCAAGAATTGACAAATGTGAGTTGCTTATAGCTTTTTGAATAATGAATTGAAATAACGATCATATATTTTTCTTTAGAACTTTCGGTATACTAAACAGACAAACAAATATGATGTGACGTTTCTGAA